CCGGGAAGCGGCGGGGAAAACTGCCGCAAAGCGGCAGGCGGCGGAGAAATACTGCCGGGAGGCGGCAGGGAAAATTGCCGGGGAGTGGCGGAGAAAAACTGCCGCTTCGCGGCAGGGGGCGGCGGGGAAAACTGCCGCAAGGCGGTGGGAAGGGGGGAGCGTTTCGTCGGCAGGTGAAGCCAACACCTCCCACATTTTCTCCAACAAACTCAATTACTCATTTTTACTCATGCGCATTTTCTCCAACACGCCCAATTACTCATTTTTACCCTCCCAACGCTGAAAATAAAAAACCACTTGCTTTTCTCAAAAAAACATCTTACCATTCTCCGAAAATTACAAAAGGTTGTAAAAGTGCCCGTACTAGTTTCAAGAGAGATTGCTGCAAGCTGTGACCGCCGTTTCAAGCCGAGCAGACGTTACACAATTCGGACGTTGTGGGTTCGTCAGCAGGAAGCAATCCGGCTTGCGGCTATGGGTATGAAACACAGAGACATTGCGCGTATCGTTGGAATGAGTCCGTCACACATTAGTAACATTCTCAACAGTCCGTTGGCTCATGCGGAAGTAGTTCGTCTGTCAAATTCGCGTGACCATGATGCGATAAAAATATCCGCCCGAGTCCGTGATCAGGTGGTTAAGGCGCTTGATTTGACGGAACAAATCATTGAAGGCGCCGTAGTAGATAGTGACGGCGAAATACACATTCCGTCACTTAGTTTGCGGCAGCGTACTGCTGCCGACATCCTTGACCGTGATCCGGTCACGCAAAAACGTTCTACCAGTACTCACGTTAACACCTCTGCTTTGTCAAATGCGGACATTGCAGAAATTGTGAGTGCCGCCCGACAGATGGGTATTGTAGTTTCACCTGAAAGCGTTGAAAATGTTGAAAATGTTGAAAATGTTGAAAACGTTGAAAACGTTGAAATCCAGTTAAACAAGGATTGAAACAGGCATACTGTTTGCTGTAATTCAGTTGATTGGACGGTTGCTACGCAACCGTAAGCTTGAGTGAAGAAGTCGGACAGCCTCATATCATCAAACTATCCCTCCCCTCGCTGTCTCGCTCCCGTCGGCTGTCCGACTTCACAACTGTTGAACATATGAACGCCATGTGCGGTGGACGTGATAGGGAGATATTTCTGCTGCTGCTTTTACTCCTTCCGTCCGTCTCATTCACACCGCTGACAGACAGTAAGCGTCTGCTGTGGAGCCCGTCTGACGGCGCTGTCAGCTACATAGTGAGAAGCCGTCCAGCCAATTCTCTCAACTACGTCGAATTCCCACCGCAGCCAGATACTACCTTCGCATTACTCCAATCTGACATCGGTCGCTTCTTTAGTGTGAGCGCCGTCAACTCACGTGGAAAACGCAGTCAGTTTAGTAATGAAGTACAGTACACCATCACTACTACAGTGATGGAATGGCCTGCTGACCGAGTTCTCAGGTTTAAGCTGCATTATGTGGCGAGGGGGCAAAATGTTCACTTGGAATGGCGTCAAACTAATTTAGGTGTGGATACAGGATGGCGTGAATTGGTAAGTGGTGTTGATTTTTACGTGAGTAATGATATAATTACACTTGACATGACTCGAGTTGCTAATAGTGAAACTACGGGCGGTTTTACGAATACGCAGAGTTTTAGGGCGCGGCTGTCATATGGCGGAGTAAGTGGAAACTATGCTTACCCGCCCAACGATTTCAAGTTTGTTGAGCCTGTTCCGCTCGACATTGAGCGCATCGAAGTACTACTGTGAGAGTGAACATGAAATCCGTCTTCATTTTAGTTTTGCTGGCTGTAGGCGCCGCAGGCGCCCAGGACAGAGTGGTAAGTTTGCAGGGTTTTGTGGATTTTGACACCGTCCGCGTTACCGTCAGCGCCAACAACTCAGATACGCTGTACTTTTCAAATGTGAATGCCGGCTTTCAGAAGATTGATGGGGTAGTCGGTAGGACTCCGCTGCCCAGTTTTAACACGCCGTTTGCTGCCATTCCGTCTCGTGTGTTTAACACGGGAAACAATACGCTGTTTTTCCGCAGCGCAACTCCAGCAGTATGTGATAGGGGATATGTGAAAGTACAGCCGCTTCTGTACGATGGCAGGCCTGTGTATGGAGACAGTGTGGCTGTTGGCAATACGGCTGCGCCAGACCCTTCAAACCCGCTCAATTCTCATACTAGATGGCGTTACGTCGACTTGACGTCAAAATTTGTACTGTATAACGCCATTCGAGTTATAATCTCGGTGGGTGATTGTACCGGCGGATGGACGGGAACCGTAGCGTACGGGAGGGTCAGATAATGAAAAACCAACTCACCACTTTTGTTCTCATTATTGCCTGTGCGTTAGCACAGGCACAAACTGGTCGTTTCGCTTTTAAAAATTCGGGCGGATCAGGTTCTTCAGGACAGTTGAGCGATTCGACGAATGTAATTCCCATTGGGAGTCATTTGAGGACGAAGGGGATTGGAAAGTATCTTACTGTCGGACGGGTAGCGACAACCGGACAGGCTTCACGGGGATGGTTAAACGTGTATGGGATGAATGATACGCTGGCAGCATTCATTGGTGATGGTAACAGACAGGTGGGAGATTCGAGTGTCACTATTACTCAAAAGGGGACTGTTCTAATTAAGGTGACTAGTGAAATGGCTTCAGACGCTGTATTGTCATTGCCAGGTGGTACTTATTTCAGTTCGTCTGGAGCACTTCGTCTGGAATACATTGAAAACTATAGCAGCGGCACAGTCTTCAGAATTTACGGCGGTGGCGCTTATGGTGGTGGTGTCAGCATGTCAATGGGCGGCGGTAACAAGGTAAAACGCGGTTTCTGGTTCATGAACACGAACGGTGATACTGCTGCTACCATCTATGTCGGGTCTAACAATCCTGACTTGGGACGGTTGGTTATCGGGAAGAAAATCAAACCTGCTGTCATGGATCAAGCATGGCTGACAGTCCGCTCCATGGCTAGCTCAGATACTGTAGTGATGTTTAGAAACGATAAGAACGCCACTCTTGATAGTACTGCGATGGTATTTGCAAATGGGGATGGTTATTTTGGCGGAAATAGTATTTATATTGGCGGGCATCGTATTCGGAGTAATGCGGCGGGCGACTCTCTTATCTTTTACGATGGAAACACTATGATTTTTGCCATCCTTAGCGACGGTAGTACGGCGGATTTGGTAGCAGGTACGGCGCCGATGTTTAGAGGAATTCCGCCGTTGGAATATCGGATTTTGTTGTGGACAATCGCAGTTTTGCTGTTTGTGTTGGTTTCGTGGAAAGTGGCTGAATATGCGGACAGGGTTGCTGGTTGGCGTGGTAAGTTTGTGGACATTGTGCGCCAACGCTAACGACTTTAGAGTTATGCCGTGGAAATATGACCGGTGGCTCAGCACGGACGGTGTTGTGTTGCGTTATGATAAGCTTGAACATGCCGTTCGTGACGGTGCGCTGTTTTATTTGCTGAGTAAAACGGGAACATCAAATTTGGTCTGCTTCTTAGTGACAACTGCTGTTGCAGTTGTTTGGGAAATTCGGGACGGGTTTGCGTGGCGTGAAACGGATGGGTTTAGTTATAAGGACTTGCTGGCTGGTTCAGCCGGCCAAATTGTAGTGCTTTGTTTGAAGAGGTAGCATTTGTGGACGGCTTGTATTCAGACATTTTGATGGTTGCGATTGGAATGCTCAACGGGATAATCGGGTGGGTTCTAACTCGGCTTGTGAAGAAGGTGGACGACCTAAACGACCGCATTCATGAAACGGTCACAAGTGTGGCAGTGTTAACTGCTCAGTTGAAGGCAAAGAACGTCATTAATGGAGAGAAGCAACATGTCAAAAGCGCTGATTAGGAAGATTTTGCTCACCGCCCAGATTCTGCTCGGCGTGAGTGGTGCCATTGCGGGAGTGTGGCAATACGTTCTTCCATTCAATCCGGAGGAATTGATTAGCTTTATCGACTTCATTCTGGTCATTCTGCTGCCTACTACCCTCACAATTAGTGCCGGAAGGAGGCTTCGAGATGAGTTTAAACGATTCAACTACTAATTTCGATTTGCGAAGCAAATCAGAACCGTTGGGATTGCCGCGGGGTAGTGTACGGGCGCTGCTTGCGCTGTTTGTGGTGTGTTCATATGTAGTGGCCCGTTTGGTGTTGAATGTGGATAGCGCTGAGTTTGCCGCCTTAAGCGGTGCGGTCATTACTTACTACTTTAAGGAGCGGTCGGGAACAAATGCGAATTAAAGTAATTTTTGCACTGCTTTTAAGCGCCGTAGTGCCGTCCTTTGCTCAGATTGGGGGAGTTACGTACATATGGACGGACACTATTACAGTGAAAGAGTCTGGTGTTGACAGTGTGTTTAAGCAGCAGTGGGAGGAGGTGACATTTTGGAGTAGAGGGGGTGATTTGGAATTTCGCATGGCAACAAGGCCAGATACAGTAGGCTGGAAGTCGCGGGATTATGTGCGGGTGACAGAGGGACAGATGATCAGTGTTGGTCCTGCAACTAAATTGTGGCGCTGGCAAGGTAAGGCGGTGACTGACAGTATAGTTGTCTATTTTGTTGGACTGAAGAAGGTGAAGCGTTACCAATGAAAAGATTTGTCCTTCCCTACATCTTTCTGTGTTTGCTTTGCCTCGAGGGCAAAGCACAGGTGAATGTGTGGCCAAAACCGGCCACTGCTGCTATGGTTTATACAATAAACAATGTCAGTGACAATGTAACTCTGTCAAGTGCCGCGGGGGTGATGAAAATCCACTCCAGCTATGTTGACAGCATTAGAAGTGCCTACCGAACGGTGATACCGTCCTACTTTAGTTCCAACCGGTACGGTTCCATTTCAGGTGCCCTTAATGCGGTTGGTGCGCAAAGTTACAAAAGTGGCACTGTGTTGGTACCTGGCGGTCTCAACATTATTACGTCCACTCAGTACATTAAGAATCCTGTGTTTTTACGTGGCGGGGGAAGCTTCAGTCCGAAAGACGCGGAGTGGTATAACACAGGAGCTATGTTGAAGTTTAAGGGATTGACGATTGGAGTGGTGGATAGTACGCAGGGGACACGCATTGAGGGATTGAGTTTTATTGGGGACAGTGTGAATGTGACGAAGATTTTGCTGCAGAAGAAGCGTCCCCAACGCCAGCAGACTACGCTCGGTTATCAGGGAGTGGAGTGGAATTTGTTCCGCAACGCAGATTCCATTGGGGTTGAGATTGTAGCGCCGGATAACAATACGTACTTTGCTCACAACAGGGTTGATTATAATAATGGCCATGGACTGGTATTGCGAGTCACTGATCCTGGTTATACTCCGCGTGGATTGAATCCGATGATTGCGTTCAATCGCTTCATTGGAAATGATTCGTGTCAGGTGAAGGTGGATGGGATTCAGTATGCGGGCATAATTGGGAATGGCATATTAGGGCCTCAGAATAACCGTCCGATGCTGTTCTTTGACGGCATTTCGAATAGGATGACGATAGCAAACCTTGTGCTGCTCAATGACATTGAACAGGAGGCGGGCGGCATTCTTAATGCTGCGGCAATCAAGTTTAATAATGGAGACTTGAATGGGGTGATGTTCAACCGTATTGGTCAGGGGCAGAGGGGAATTGAGATTGCCGGAAGCGGAAGTAGGACGTTGCTGGTGATGCATAACAACTTCACCGGAATTGATACGGCAATTTACTTGAAGGAAGGTAGGCTCAACCTGCTCAGCATGAACAACCGATTTAGTAAAGACCCCACTTCCTATTTCAAACCGCACAGGGGGGTTGTGAAGAAAAGTGGCGGAACGCTGCGCTATCTTGATATTAGTTCAACTGACGAAGGTACAACAATTGATGCGGGTGGTAATGCCTCTAATGCAGGATTGAAACTTAATCCGTTCGCACAGGCGAACGTGTCGCTGTTTGACAGTTGTGCTAGTGGCGTGTCGAGGGAGCTTGAAATATGGTATCACCAGGCTGGTAAAGGCCGTTACCGGACGAAGTTGTTTTATCAGGACGGGAGCTTTAAGATTGTACCGGACTCTGGTTTTGTACGGCTGAGCGGAGAGGCCATCGAGATAGCCTGCGTGGATACTAACATTCAGCGTAATAGTGCAAACTCATACATTTATGGGAGTTCGCAGAGGACTGGAAGCTCGTACCCATTTAACGTGAGCGGTCATCTTATAATCCAGCCGCGCACGTCGTCGTCGCGGGATATTCTGTTCTATACGGGCAGTACGACACCGTCCAATAGGGTAGTTATAACAAGAGATGGAAGCGTGGGAATTGGTGGGTTCGATGGTAGAGCTGATTCGTTGGGCAGTGGGCAGGGTGTTATTGGCCTGAGGAATGCGGCAGTAAATCCGACTGGCGTGGTTCGCGACGGTGTAATTCTGTATGCTAAAGATGTAAATGGAAGTAGTGAGTTAGTAGTTAAGGATGAAAGTGGTACTGAGACGGTGCTGTCTAACTTGACGTCTAGTGGTGAAGCCAATACCGCGTCAAATGCCGCTGGGACGGGGGTGGGTATTTTCAAGCAGAAAAGCGGCGTCAATCTTGTGTTCAAACGGTTGAAAGCGTCCAACGGAATTAGTATAACGGACGCGACTGATAGTGTGTTGGTGGCTGAAAAGCCGCGTGACTGGTTCTGGACAAAACACGGTTCTCTTAGTGCCAGCGACAACTACAATATCTGGTATACCTCGCAGGCAATTACCATTACACGTGTTACCAGCTATACTGATGCTGGGACGTATAGCTTCAACTTGTATTGGCGGAGTGAAGCTTCTCCCAACAGCGGTGGTACTGCTATACTGAGCTCTACACTCGTTGCTGATACGAATGCGGAAGCAACTACCTCGTTTAGTAGTGCCACGGTACCGGCGAACAGTTGGATTGCACTCCAGTCAACCGCGTATGCGAGTGCAACGAAAGTGGGAATAAACATTACGTACAAAGTTGACTGAACGGGAATTAAAGGAAGCCGCCAGTGAGATTGACCATGTGGCTTCTAGTGGTGGTGTTGAGTTGCTGAAGAAGCAAATACTTCCGCATGCGTTTGCTTCAATGGCAGTGTTTTGCAAGCTGTTTTTTCCCAACCGCTTCCGCAAGGAGTTCGATCGTGGTCATCATGAGTTGTTTGAATTGATTGACGAGAAGCGCAATAGTGATGGCACAGTGTGGTGGTACCAGAAGGCTGGAGCAACGATGTTTCGTGGAGCCGGCAAAACTTCAATAGTTGCGCTGGCTCTTCCAGCCCGTGAAATTCTGTTCAGACAACGCCACTACATTGTGTATGTGAACAACAACAGTGATACGGCTATTTTTCAGACGGAGAATTTGCGCCGTGAGCTTGTTTCCAACCAGCGGATCAAGAATTTGTTTGGAGACATTAGGACGGGTAGTGTAGACGGACTTGATGACGCGTTCGGGAAGAAATGTTGGGTGGCAAACGGACAGACGTTTGTTTTGCCGCGTGGCAGCGGTCAACAAGTACGAGGACTCTTGTTTAGGGATTATCGTCCCGACTTGATTATAGTTGACGATTTGGAAGATGTAAATGAGATGGGTGAATTGGCCAGAAAGAAGCGGGAAAACTGGTTGTTTAGTGATTTGTTTATGAGTGTGGATGCTAGTGATGATCACTGGCGCATATTCTACATTGACACGCTGAAACATCGGCAAGCTATACCTAACAAGCTGAAGGAGTTGAGTGATTGGAAATTTATCAACATTCCACTCTGTACGGATGACTTTAAGACGCTGTTTCCCAACTTCGTACCGCAGGAGAAACTGGATGCGCAAGTTATGCAGGCGCGGGAAAGCGGTACGATGTACTTGTTTTACAGGGAAAAGATGGGCAGGATTGTTCACGGTGATGAACAGGTGTTTAAGCCGGAATATTTCAAATATTACAGTGAGTTGGATGCCAACTTTTCAACCCGTAACATTGAAACGTTTATTATTGTTGACCCAGCTAAGACTACTAATGTGGCAAGTGCGCACAGCGCGATTGTTGGGATTGGTGTTGATGTGCGGGCGAATAAGATTTACATTCGCGATGTGGATCATGGGAAGTTCCATCCGGAGGAAATTTATCAGCGTACCTTCTCCATGGCAAAGTTGTTGGGAGCACATGTTATCGGATACGAAGTTACTGGGCTTAATGAATTTATAACGCATCCGTTTAGAAATGCGATGCACGAGAGTGGTTTAAATTTCGAGCTGGTTGAGTTGAAGCCGCGGCGAGGTAGGGAGGAGTTTCTTGTTGATCTCGATTTGCCGGAGAAGGCACACAGGGTGGGAGCGCTGCTGCCGTATTACAGGAAGGGACAAATTTACCACAACAAGGATTGTAGGGAGATTGGGGTTCTTGAGAGTCAGCTTCTTGACTTTCCCGAACCTGATTTGTGGGACGTGTGTGATGCCACCTCTTACCTGATTCAGATGATGGAGGGAGGACTGCGCTACTTCGGATTCGGACGGACTGACGGGTTGGAGGATGATGGTGAAGATGAGTTTGCAATTTTAAACAGTGGATGGATGGAACCGCTGCGAGTGGTTGATGGCGTATGGCGGAAAGAACCATCAGCATAGGCAATCTGCGTAACATCGTTGTATACAATGATGAAGAATTTCCAGACGGGGTAGTAACGCCTAGTGTGTTGATAACACAAGCTCCGTCGAGTGATCAGCATGCTGCGCGGGTCAGAGATTTGAATGGGGGAACACTTGATCCGGTGTTTAACAGTGTGACTGTTAATGGGGTGTTTTCTCATCGCGGTCAGCAGTTGGAGTTGTTTGGAAGCGGTGTGCTGGTGAGCAGACCGCCGAGTGTAAATCAACTGGGTGGGACAGCAGGTGGTACTGTTGACGGTTCGATTCAAGTTCTTACTGATCCCGCCGACCTTCCACTTACGGCAGATGCCTTGCGTGATGATTTGGTTGCAAATTTGATTCCGCAACTGCGGAACAATATTGAAGAATTGCAGCAGAAGATTAATGAATTGGCTGCTGTACTTAACGGATTTTTCGGATACTGATGATTCCTATACAGTCACGTGACGTAAAATTTCGCACCCTTGCCGGTGTGAATTTTCCTGAATATCGGTCCCGATATCCTGAGGGACTCAACCTTAAGCCTGGCGAGCGTGATCATGACCGCATACTGCGTGCTTTGCTGCGCCGCGTTAGAGATGCGTATGACGCGATAAAGCCCCGCCACAGTGGCTGGCGTAAGCTTGATGAAAATGTCACCTCGTACATTCCGCTCAGTGAGCTTGAACGGAAGGTGAAGGCGGCGGATGACAGAAAGCCCGTTCAGATTGTGATTCCGATGACGTATGCCACTCTTGACACGCTTCTGTCCTTCTACATGAGTTTTTTGGAAAATCCCATCTACCGCTACACGACGGAGGGAAGTGTTGAAGATGTGATTGGGACAGTGTTGTTGGAGCGGCATGTAAATTTGCAGGCCAGCCGCTTTAAACATCCACTTGTGTTGCATACGCTTGCCCGTGACGGTTTCATGTATGGAGTTGGGGCGGTTGCAACAGTGTGGACGCAGGTAGAAGGGTATGTAACGAAGCGGATTGATGAGAACATCTTTGGTAACAGCGTCTCACAACGTGTTCGTGAGCGGGTTGTCCAGTACGAAGGCAACAAGTTACTGTCTATTGATCCGTACAAGTTGCTTCTGGACCCGTCCGTAAGTGTTGCTTCGTATCAGGACGGAGAGTATGTTGGATGGTATGACCGCACCACCAAGAATGCCTTGCTCAACCGTGAGAGACAGGATACTGCCGTCTTCAATGTGAAGTATTTGCGCCACATTGACGCGCGTAGCAACATCATTGCGTTGAGTGAGACGGGACGTTCAACCCGTTTCGGGCAGAAAGATTACTACGATGTAAACAATACGCTTGTGCCGGCAGATGTGGTGTGGATGTATGTTGACCTTGTTCCGAGTGATGAGGAATGGAAGCTGTCGTCGGGGGAGAGGAACGAGAAGTGGATGTTTGGTGTTGCCGGTGACAGTGTGATAATTGCCGCGTCGAAGCTTGAGCTTGACCACAATATGTTTCCGGTTGTGTTGTGTGCTCCAGATTATGATGGACACTCGACTACGCCGGTGAGCAGGATGGAGATGACGTATGGGTTGCAACAGGCTCTTGATTTTCTGTTTAACGCGCGGCTGAGTAATTTGCGCAAGCTGGTGAACATGTTGTTTGCTGTTGACCCGTCTCTCATCAATTTGCCTGATTTGATGGATACAAGGGATGGCATGATAGCTCGGTTACGTAGAGAGGCATGGGGTCGTGGCGTGCTACGTGACGCTATCATGCCCATCCCAGTCAGTGACTTTAGCTCGACTGTGTTCAGCGACATTAACTTTCTGATCAACGTGACTGACCGTGCCACGGCGGCCACTGAACAGCAGCAGGGAATCGCTCAGCGCAGTCGTGATCGCGTGACAGCAACCGAAATTCAAGCTCTGGCGACGGGCAGCGGAAGCAAGCTGAGCAAAATGGTACAGTTGATGTTTTGGCAATACCACTATGACCTGTCCTACATACTGGCGAAGCAGACCGTACAACTTGCTGACGTGGATGTGTGGACGGAATTGATGGGACCTAGCGAAGAGCAACTGAGGAAAATTTACGGCGATCAGGATAGAATACGAATAACGCCTGATCAGTTGCGCATGGGACTCGTACAGATTCACGATGGTAGTAATCCCGCTATGGGGGATGCAAATGCGTGGAATCTGTGGCTGCAGAACACGGCTCAAATTCCCGAATTGGCGCAGGCGTATGATTTGACGCGGATTGCAGCGCAGTTTTTGCGCATGCAGGGGATCAGGAATCCGGACAGCATGCGCAGAAAACAAGTTCCTCAGATGCAGGCACGTGTGATGCCTGACGAACAGGTTGAACAACAGGTGCGTGCCGGAAATATCATTCCAATGCGCGAGGTGGTGAATGGCTAAGTCCATTCAGGTTGAGGAGCTGTGCAACAATCCTGTTTGGCAGGAATTCCGCTCCAGATTGGAAACGAGATTGGAGATTGACCGGCTTGCACTTGAAAATCTGAATTTGTCAGTTGAAGAACTGCGCATGCAACAAGGCGTCGTTGCTGCGCTTAGACAGGTGTTATACTTCATCAAGGAACTTACTGAAAACACTGATCTTAAGGAGTCTGGAGATGGACAGTGAACTCTGGAAGAAAATTTCCGAGCGTGTTATCGCAGCTTCTGCGGTTTCTGACGAAACCGCCAAACGGGAAGAAGCTACTGTAGAAACTGCCGAGCAAGAAGAAACTACCAAGCAGGAAGAAGCTACTGTAGAAGAAACTGCTCCTGAAAAAAGTAAGGAGGAGTTTTTCAACTTTCTGAATTCCCTAGTGGAACAACCACCAACTCAACCGTTACAACCAACTCAGTCAGCTCAACCGTTACAACCAACTCAGGTGGTTGATGATATTGACGAGAATGAGCTTGCGGCTATTTTGACTGAAGAGGGATTGAATGCGAAACAGTTGAAGAGTGTGTTGACAAAGGTTGAACAGCGTACTTATAAGCGTGCAGTCGAAGACCTTACCCGTGATTTGTATCCGGTGATGCAGCAGGTGGCGGTTAATGTGGCCGCGTGGAGTAGTGCGGCCACACGGTTTCGGCAGAACAATCCCGATCTTGAACCGGCTATGAAGTTTGTGGCTGAGCAAAGCAATAGGATTGCCAACGCTCATCCGGATTGGTCTCCTGACAAAGTGTATGAGGAGGCCGGGAAGGTAACACGAAAGGCGATTGACTATTTCGTTCAACAGCAACAGCAGCAGCAGAAACCAAAGAAGCCTGTGTTTGCGCCGGTGCCTGGTGTGAAGCAGACACAGACGGCAAATGGAACAGAGGACCCGAAGAAAGCCTTCATGAGACGGCTTCTGATGTGGGATGCGCAACCAACCCAGTAAATCATTTAACAAACAACAGGAGGTTGTTACAATGTCAGTACTCTTTGCAGCGGATGAGTTGCAAGACCTGTCCCGCGGCGACCAGGAAGGCCTCTTCGTGGGACGTGCAAAGGTGGGAACCATCAATAATGCTGCCGCGGTTGAGTATTCGCCTGAGCAGTTGCTCGGCGGACTGATTCTGCGTAACCCGAACGGAGGTGCGCGCAGTGACAAAGTTCCCAGTGCGGCGTCAATGTATGCGCATTTGCGTGCCGGTGGCGCCAGTGGCAGTTTCCAGCCGGCGTTCGAGTTTACTATTCGGAACACGGCAGGTGCGGCTGAAACAATTACACTTGTTGCCGACGCAGGTGCTACTGTTACGCTGAGCGGAACCATGACGGTGACGCAGAACAACAGCCGGCGGTTTCTGTGGGTTCAGACGGGAGCAGCTACGGCGACTGTGTATTCACTTGGAACAAGCACTCATTGATAGCTGAGAGGAGATAGAAATCATGCCAATTTTTGGAATGGTTGGAACGGGTAACTTTCAAGCTAATGAAGACCCGGATGGTTGGAGACAGGGAATTCTGAAGTTGTTCCCCAACTCAAGCGCCACGTTGGTTGCCATTACGTCTATGATGGGTAAAGGCACCAGTGAGACGCACAAGGTGGTGCATTGGTGGAGTAAGACGTTGCAGGGGCAAGCCGGTAACATTACCGGTGTATATACTGACAGCGCCCTTTCAACCGCGTATGTGAGCGGTGGAGTGGCGGGCGACTTTCTCTACATCAAACTTAGCGAGAATGATGCCGGTCACTTCAGAAAGGACCACCTGGTGCTGTTGCGGGACAACAGCGATCTGGCTGTTGATGTGAATGCAGTTGTTGAATCGGTTGTACGCAACGGTGCTAACAGTTATCTGAAGGTGAAGCTGATTGAACCGGACGACAATTCCGGCACCCATGATTTGTCTGATGCGGATCGTGTGCTGGTAATTGGTTCAGTCGCTGCCGAGGGCACTGGAGCGCCAATTTCTCTCCAATACCAGCCCACTCAATACTCGAACAATATGCACATCTTCAAGACGTCGGTGGATGCTACTGGAACGGTGCTGGCGACTGAGTTGCGTACGGGTGACCCGTTCGAGGAATATCAGCGTCAGGGTCTCCTGTATCACGGACTTGAGATGGAGGCGGCGTTTCTGTTCTCGCAAATTTCGAGTGGTACGGACGAGACTGGAAAACGCAAATATACGATGCGCGGCATCATCCCGTGGATGAAATTGTACGCCTCATCCAACATCAAGGACTTTCGCGCAGACAGGCCGAATAAGACGTGGAAGGAAGCCGGTGAAGATTGGCTTGATGATGTGCTTGCGGCATACAGCGAGTGGGTTGGCGATGGCAGTGAAGTGCTGTGCCTTGCCGGAGCCGGTGCCCTTAACGGGTTGAACAAGTTGGCCAAGTATAACGGCAACATTCAGCTCACTCCGAAGGACGTGTCGTATGGAATGCGTCTGACGCAGTGGACGAATCCGTTCGACATTCCCCTTTACATCAAGTCGTATTGGCAATTCACGAAGGAGAAGAACTCGTACAACAATTCCCTCCTGATTTTGAAGCCCTCCAACATCGAGTACATTCCGATGGAGGGCAGAGATACTGACTTGAAGACCAATCAGCAACCGCCCGACTTTGACGAGCGGCTGGATCAGTGGCTTACGGAGTGCACGTTGAAGATTGTACATCCTGAGCAGTTTTTACTGCTTCACGGTGTCGGTCTGGATGGTTAATTTAGGGACTCACACCTTATGGTGTGAGTCTCTTTTTTCCGAGAATTATGCCAAAACTTATTCACAATCCCTCAACACTGGCTCACATCCGGCAAAACTTTGTAGAGTTGAGCGGACGGTTTGATCTTGTCAGAGATACGGATACGTATGCTGACAACGGGGCAAATTTCTTCATACAAGCTGCCAACCGATGGCTTGACAGCCGGCAGGAAAACCCAACGCAGACAAAGTCGTACAGGAAGGATTTGCTCCCTGGTGGATACAAACTCGACATTGAAAATGTAAGAAGTTTGCTTGAAGTGTGGGTGACGGACGCGGCTGGTGAGCGGCTTAAGCTCGTAAAGAGGACGCAGACGTACATGCGTCAAAACTACAAGCCGATTCCTGAAGACAACAGCAGAGGTACTCCAGCAGAGTGGTGTCCTCTCTTCAACCAACTTGCTTATCAGCAGAAATCGCAAACGCCGTCGTCACACAGTGATTTTGCATATGACTACCATGATGTGTTGTTCGGCCTGTCCGACCAATATAGAAGCATTCTGTTGATGCCACCGGCTGATCAGAAGTATACGGTGACGGTGTACGGACATTTTTTCGGGAAGCTCACATCCGACTCGGACAGTACGTACTGGAGTAGAGAACATCCAGACTTACTGATTCAGGCAACATTTTTGATGGTGGAAATGTTCTATCGCAACACGCAGGGAGTGGCTGACATGCTCAATGCCATAACCCCTGCGCTGTCCGGCCTGGACAGACAGTTGATTGCGGAGGACACGTATGAGATTAACAGAATTTTCGGATGAAAGGAAATAAGGATGGGAAACTTGCGGGATGAAATTCACGAGCGGGCTCAGAAGCTTGCCTCCGGTCGTGAGAAGGTTGAAAGCTTTCTGAAGGATCGTGTCAAACTAGTAAGTCGTTCGATGCAGGACCAGGTTGACGCGGGAGCCAAAAGTGTAACCATTGAGACAGTGAAGGTGTGGCTTGGCTTTTTGAATCCACAACTGGGCATTACCAGTGAAGGAGAGGTTATTGTCACACAAGAGAGAGTGAAGCCGCTCACCACTACTACAGGAGGAAAAGGCAATGAAGGAAAAAAGTAAGAAGATTGGAATCACTGGTCAGATTGCGCACGTGAAGAGCCAGAAGACAACCTACGATGCCCCGCGGCGCAGTGAAGGAACGAAACGTGACAACGGTCAAGTTACGAACGGTCACGTGCTTGGCAGTAAAGTACGCCGATGAATGAGTTTGCTGTGCGGATACCACTGACGCAGGGGTTGCGGAGTGATCCGCGTGTTCCCCGCAATTCCCCTGCGCTGGTAACGCTGAAAAATGCAAAACCAAGTCCGGTTGGTCTCGTTCCAATTGAACGGGTTGTGAATCCGTTTGACCCGCGAATTGGGTCGGATGCGAACTGGCCTCTTCCTCAGTTATTCAAGGGCAGAAGCAGAACGTTTCTCGCCGACCGCCATGCCGTTTACTTTGTGAACGAGGAGGACTGGAGTCTTTATCCGCTCGATTTGTACCTGTATGAATCACCTAACACACTCGTACAAACGCTGCCAATAGGCAATCCGTGGCAATTGATTGAGTCTTATGACAGTTGGTTGCTTACCAACGGACAGTGTGTGGTATTTTCTATAAACGATGAGCAGCTGCGGAAAGTATATGTGGTAACCAACAGTGTGTTTGAGACGGGGTGTGAACACAGGGGACGGTTTGTTGTCGGTGGGTTTGATCCGGAGAATGCTCCGCCTGCAGATTGGCAATCGTACCTACGTGCCAAAGTTGGCGATACGCTGGTTGACTCACGTGTAAAAGAACAAAGTTTGAGTTTTGGTGGAAACTTTGTTCTGTGGAGTTCGATTGGCGGTGGGGACTTTCCATTCTGGCTGTGGCATCTCAGTGCGGCAAAGTACAGCTACTATGTGAAGGGAGCTCCGTATGGGGATGACAATCCCCTGTTGTTTGAGAGAATGCGCCACAGTACGTTCGGTTTCATGGTAATGCCGTGGCAGGGACGTGTGAGGGTGATGAAACCGCTCGGCGATTCGATTGTTGTGTATGGTGACCATGGAATTGCATTGATGTTTCTCGCCCAAACTACGTATGGGTTGAGACTGCTGAAGAATTTTGGAATCCATGCGCATGCGGTGGGGGGTGACGAGAGTGAACATGTGTTTATGGATGGAAAGGGAAACTTGTGGCGTATTAATGCGCAGTTGCAGTTCGAGCTGCTCGGTTACAGGGAGTTTCTGTATCCGATGATGGAAGGAGAAGTACAAATCTCGTATGTAGGTGAACTTGACTTGGGTCGGGAGTATGTAATTTCAGATGGTCACCAAACATATCACCTGACGCAGAGTGGATTATGTCAAAGTACTCAGTCGTACGTTACCTCTGCCATTTACACAGCGGGCGGAGTTGTTGGCGTTGCCACGCATGCAGACTACCTTGATGACAACGAAATGATGTTGTGTACAGATTGGACGGACTTCGGTGAAGGATTGGCTATAAAGAAGGTTGGATGGATTCAACTGGGCAACCGTGTACAGAGTGGTGTAAAGCTCGAAGTTGCAGTTGACTATCGATTTAGCAAACATGAGGATGGGAGAAGAAGCCGTTTTACGATTGTGAACAACGAAGGTGCTGCGTATGTGGGAGTGAGTGGAACTGACTTCAGAATTGTAGTGAAATGTGATCAGTATCAGCTGGCTGATATAGATGAAGTAGTTGTACGCTACCAGCGTAGTGATAGGAGGTATGTACGCAGTGTTGACGCCATTAACGCCTGAGTTTGTCAGTGCCAATTTCAACATGTTTCAGCCTTACGTCTCTCTTATTGGAGACGTCTCAGTCTTACGGGAAATTCAGACCGGACGTCTTCAGTTGTGGGTGATTGGTGAGGTGAAGGACGAGAAGGAAAGAGTGGCACTTGGCGTAGTTGCCACCTCAATTGTTACTGACCATTTTACAGGTGAGAGGAACCTGCTAGTAAGTTTGCTGCACAAGGCTAAGCCTGATGTAAAGTTGAATGAGGAGTTGTGGATTGACGGAATTCTGCATTTGAAGTTGTATGCGCGCCAGCAGGGATGTAAGAAGATTGTCGCATTCAGCGGAAACGAGCGTGTTATTGAGATGTTTGAGAAGCTGGGCGGAAACGCCAGCGTTAGATTTTTGCAAATGGAGGTCTGATTGTGGCTGGAGGCGGTGGTGGTGCAAGCGGGAAGGTTGACTTTCCCGAGTACATGAAACTCTTCCATGAGGAGTTTCTTACTAACGGTGGTACGCCGGTATGTCCTACCGGATATGCGCTTGACGAGTTGCTGTCAGCTGCTCTTCAGGCAAATTCGCCGTTTTATGGAAGAAACGCATACAATCCTGACGGTGATATTAGCACTGTTCAATCCCGAATGAGTGCACACAATACACTCGTGGATGGACGTGATGCAAAGACGAGCTGGTCAAGTTTTGTTGACACCTCTGTGACGAAGGCAACCAGTGCGATTCCCACAACGGACCTTGATCTTACTGACGTACTTGCCTCCGACGCAATCAGCAACGTTGTGAATGCGGTATCTGGTATTTCAATCCCGTCAAGTGTTGTGACGAGTTTTGGGAACAGTACACTCGGACGCTATAGGAGAGGAGTTGCCGAATTTGCGGCAGGGATGGCAGACATCAATGCAGTCATGTCGAGTGCATTCATATGGGGTCTCGCAGAGTTAGAGATGGACAGGTTAAGGGGAATTAACGATTACGAAATACAGCTCAACAACAACATTCGCACTGCGCTGATTCAGGTTGGTGTTCAGGCTCAACTGCAGGCCGCCGCGGACAGGCTGTCTCGACGGGACAACTTTGTTGCAACGGGGTCACAAGTTTTGGCAAATCAGGACGTTGCCTATATTGGAGAATCTGCCAGGACGGTGGATCTCCAATATCGTGTTTCGGTGGCAAAAGTTGCCGCCAAAGTGGAACAGGCAGCAAGAGATGTGGAGCTTGACTATCTTGATGCAACGTATGATTTTACCTTGTTTCAGTTCGGTGCCAACTTCCTCGCCTCCATCAGCGGAGCTCCACTAATTCCTAAAGCGCCGTCCACATTTCAAAGTGTGTTGGGCGGGGCTATAGGCGGCACAGCGGCAGGTTCATTGATTGGAGGACCTGTTGGAGCTGGAATTGGGGCTATTGCAGGGACATTACTGAGCATATTGTAGGATGGATGATCATGGCAACTGAGCAACATGTTAAGAGACGCGTCATCAGACCTGACGGAACGGTTAGTATTGAGTATTTCGATCCAAGTCAAGTGTTGTTACGACCGCAACAGCCTATCACACAGTCCATTAACACGACTCCTGCACAAGTGCCTCCGCGTCCACCGCTGATGTTACCACAAGCAGGTAACTTCCTAAGTCAGGTTGGTGAATTTGTATCGAAACCGGAAAATTTTGGTCTTCTGGGTCAGATTGCCAATGCTATTGCTCCCAACACGATTGGCGGTAATCTTGGAATGATTGCCCACCAGGGTGCTCAAGCGCAGTTGTTTCAGCAGGCGCTCAAGAAGCCTGAGGAGATGAGTCCAATGCTCAATCCAGAACTTCAGAGCGCAGTTCTCAATCAGACCAGACAGGACCAGCAGCTTGAGCTTGCCCGCAAGCAGCTTGCCCTGAACATGCTTCTCGGGAAGGCAGAACTTGGATTTAAGGAAACTCCCGAGCAAAGACTGAATAGAGAAGCTATCATCACTCTACTCGGACAACAACCGGCAGCACCAAAAATGCACCGAGTGAGTATAAATGTTGATGCACAAAAGAAGGAGACTACGCAACCAGATAAACACATCTGGGTGGTTGATGATATGGGCAATCTTATCAAATATGTGGGGCCTGACAAACAACAGGCACCAGCTGATACAGGAGGACAGGGACTCGAAGCACAGAGAAGTGAGCTGGCAGAAATTAAACATGCAGAAGACCAAGCATACGAACTGCTCAGTTTGAAGTATCCTGACAAGCTTGTGAGAGACCCGAAAACCGGACGGTGGACACTCATCGGTGGAATTACTGATGAGGTTATGACTGATTTTTCGGAACTGTTAGGTCAAGCTATCAGAGCCAAGCAAAGCCGCGGTGTGATCAGAGACCCGATTGACATTCCTCCACTTGGTAGTGTTAGCAGTATTGGAGTGGAACAGTCAAAGCCAGTCCAAAATAAGAAGAGGAAGTTCTAAAGTGTTTCACGTGAAACATTGAGACAACATGCTGAAGATGTTGAACTTAAGTGAATGTTTCACGTGAAACACTCTTTCACACGAAATGTTGAGACAAACCGCTGAAAACGTTGGATTTGTATGCCTCAACAGCCTGAAGCACTGATTAGGAAGTCATACGACCGTCTCAGTGAAGTTTACGAGATGCCTACGTATGACGAGTACGTCAAGATTCTTAATACTCCAGAAGGCAGACAAAAAGCATATCAACGTCTAAGTGAAGAGTATGAATTGCCGTTTGATTTTCAAACATTTGATTCAACAATAAAACAACAGTTACCTCGCTCAATCTTCGGACAGTTTGTTGAGGGTTTCAAGCGCTCAAATATTGGTCTTGCACTCACAGGTGATACTAATTTTAAAGAACCGCAAACATTCATGCAGAGTGTTGCTACGCAAGCTGGTACACTGGTAGGTGACCTTCCGTCCATGATTGTTGGCGGTGCGATTGCAGCACCAAGTAGAAGTCCTGTTATGGTAGCTGGTGCTGCGCTTGCCGCTCCTGAAGCGATCAGGCAGGCACAACTGGAGTTCATAGAAAAAGGCACAACCAGACCATTCATTACACAGAAGGATTTGAGCGAATTGGCTGCCAGAGCAGTCGCCTTAAGAAATTTGCAGCCAGTACCAGAATACAATCCTGAGTCGATAGTGGGCAGTGTGCTCAAATCGGCGGTGGCTGGAGTGAAGGGATTTGGAACAGGTGCTGCGACTGCGGCTGCTGGCGGTGCGGCACCCATTGGCCTTAAGACGGCTGCCGAGGTTGCCGCCATGACTACTGTTCCGCGCGTACTTGAAGGAGAGTTGCCGACTGCTCGTGAGGCGGCAGAGGCTGCTGTTATGGTGGGCGGTATTAAAGCAGCCACCAAATTGCCGAAGCTCGTAAAGCGTGGTAAAACGACCACCACCGAAGAACCACCTAAACCAACTAAAGAGGAACCACCTAAACCAACTAAAGAGGAACCACCTAAACCAAGACCTCTTACATACGCCGAACAGTTCAAAGAAGCTGCGGCTATTGCAAGATCAAACCTGATGGTGACGCGCGGTCTTGATGAAAACGTGCGCTATACCAGATTAAAGGAAGCGCTCAAAGAGTATGATGAGATTGTATCGGAGGAAATTACAAATCCGCGACGGGCACGCGGCGAAGCCACAAGCAGGGAGGAGCGGGTTTTAGCTGCAGTGGAACCCGACGTGGTGCGCAAACCGTACGTGGATGCGATAGCACAAGCGTCAGTCCCAGTCTCTAATTTGCGGGCACAAATTGAAGCAATCAAAAGTGAACTTGAGAAAAGGCAACCTTCAGAACAACAGCAGAAAACCGTCCAAAAAGACGTTGAACGGATTGGGATTGGATTTGAAGTAATTGCCACGCCAGAGAAGATTCCCAAATTTGACTTCTCCATTACGCCTACCGAACAGCTCGTTCAGATGCTCGAACCGCTCAAGAAAACTCTTGAAGAGCGCACAAAAGAGCTGAATATGGCGAAGAAATTGGGTGAAGACGCACTCATAAACTATTTCTTCGAGAACAAAGCACAAGGTAAGGCTGCCGCTCCGCTGCGTGGGACAACTCCGTCTGGAGAGGTGGTTGCTGTAAAGGTGAATAGGGCGCGAAGCGTATGGAAGTATGTAGAGGAACAACAACAACAACTTGCGGCGGAAAC